TGTTCCTGCAATAAGAACTGGCATAACAACTTCTGCTGTCAGTTTACCAGCATGACCAAATTCACGAAGCTCACCTATAGTCATGTTAAGACCATCTGCTAACATTTTTGTTAGGATGGTGTTATTTTCCATGACTGATCTAAGCTCGTCACCTCTCAATGCACCTGATGCTAAACCCTGTGCTAACTGTCTAGCTGAGTTATTTGCTTCTTGTGCATGTGAACCAGCAATAATAAATGTATTTGCGACAGTTTGTGTCGCATCAGCTACATCCTGCTGAGTTGCACCTAAGTGCTCTGTAGCAAGAGCAAGTCTAGTAAATAGCATAGCTACAGCATCAAAATCTGATCTTGAGTCGGATGCTATCCTTCTCATGTGTTCCATAGCTGAAGCGGTCTCTGTCGCACTACCAGTCAAGGCGTTCATTCTATTTTCAACACCTATCATGACGTTAGCAGCATGAACTATCTCTCTAACACTAAATGCAGCAACAATAGTATTCCTTAATGTCTTAAGTGCCTGATTAGCCTGATTAGTATTCTTTTTAAAACTATCAAAAGCCTTTTTAGACTTGTCATCACCAAATATATTAAAATGTATATCTGATTTACTTAGTGCCGCCATTCTGCTCTTCCTTTATCTCAAGATAAGCTAACCAACCTTGAAATTCCTCTACAGTCATTTGTTCTATTTCATATAGAGTTTTTCCTAATTTTTCAGCTAATGCATACTTTATGTATAGCTGCTTATCTTCTATTACTTTTTTTTAACATCTTCCTGTGAGACATTATTCATCATCTCACTAGAAACTCGTATCAATACATCTCTATCTACTCTCTCCAATAAGCTCTTCTTATCAGCTATAGTAAATAACTTCTCACCAGCTTCATCTAATGCTTTATAAATTAAAACATAAGCTAGTAATTGAACATCATCGTCTTGAGCTAACTTCATAAATTTAGAAGTTTCCTGAAGGGTAATAGGTTTGCAGTAAATCTTTAATGGATTATTTGCATCATCTCCCCATTCAGGAACTTCTATAATTTTGGTTTCAAGACTATCAAAATGTTTTCTTGCGTTATCTATTGCTGACATGATCTTATACTGTTGTAGTTGTTAGATCGCCAGTACCTTGTACTGATAAACTAGCTTCAACCATACCATCAAATGATGCACTTCTTGATACACCAGTTACAATAGCTTCACCACTATAGTATGTATCAGAAGCACCCGCTGGATATAGATTGATTTCTATAGTATTACCAACAACAAAAGCACCTTGACCATTAGTATCCTCATCATCCCAAAAAACATCTAATGAACCTGAAAAAGATTTTAGAGTAGCTACATGAGTTCTACTTGCATCACCCATAGCTGTATCTTCAACAGTATCACTTGTATGTTCTAAAGAATATGATCTAACTTCACCAACAATATTTGTACCGCCTGTTGTACCTAGCTTTACAATACCATCATTTCCTTTAAATGTTGCCATTTTCTTTCACCTCGTCTTTCGACTTCTTTTTAGAAGAAGATTTAACTTTATCTTCCGATTGGATTGCTTCTTCTTTCCAACCCATTCCCAACATAGTTTCCACATTTGATAGTGGAACTTCTATTGAAACTTTACCATTTGGACTAATTAATTTCATAATTATCTCCTATTATACTGCTACATCAGGATTAGTTTCCTGTACATAGTAGTTAGTTAAAAAGGTTAGAGAAACATATCCAAGAGGTTTCTCTCCTTCTGCATTAAATTCTATTTCTGTTGATTCTAAATATGTATCTTTAGCCAAACCATCTAAAGTTCTATCAGCAGCAATAGCTTCTTCAACTTCTTTGCTTATTGTATCAATAGTATCGTCAAAGTTGCTAGTTGCTTTTGCATATCCTTCTACTACTACAGATAGTTCTCTGCTCATAACTCTATCAGTACCCATAACAATAGGTTCAGAAGTTTCTGACTTTGTATAAATAACTAAAGCTGGTAGTTTTGAATCTTCTATTGGATATACTCTTGATTCGGTTACATTAGAACCAGTAGTTGTTAAACCTGTTAGGGTAGTACCAAAATATTCTCTTATTTGTTGTCTAATATGATTTGCCACTATATTTCCTCTAACATAAGAACAGTAAATCCTGCTCTATCTTTTTGCACATTCACTATTGTATAGTTTTGTGCAGCTTTTAGTATATTACCATTAGTATCTGTAACTGCACTAGCATTAAGTGTATCGCCATAAGATACATTAGGTATATCAACACTTCTACAATAGGCTATAGGTTTTAAGGCTTCTACACCAACACCTAAATCTTGCTCTACATACTCATTATTTAAAATTATTTTTATAGTTGTAGATACACCACTTCTTGTATAAACAGCAGTAATTCCATGCCCATAATCACTATCTAAGTAACCTAGCATATCTTCTTCAGTTTCAAGCATGAATTGTGACATTACTCTTCCTCTAACACTAATGAAACTAAACCTGTATTATCAGGCTCTACTGTTTGTACTGTAAAAAAAGTTTGTGGGACTAAGGTGTTACCTTTGTTGGTAGTGATTTCATAAACTAATACTCTATCACCTTGCGATATATTAGGTGCATCAGTTGCTTTAATTATTGCTCTTGGCTGAAAACCATCTACTGGTACTGTTCCACCTTCAATGCTAAAATACTCTTGGTCTATTATTAAATTAATAGGATAAGAATCACCTGAATCAATATCATACCAAGTATCAATCAATCTAGTCCTTGAATCCCATAGATTGCTTTGAACTTCAATAAATACTCCGTTGACACCATGACCTGTTGTAGCATCAACATAAGAATTAAAGTCTAAAGCACTCTCTAAAGGCATTATTTTTTAGTTCTTTTTTTGATAGGTTTTGCATCAGACTTTTCTAGTCCAACACTTCTATCCGCTTTTTTTGCTTTTGGTTTAGCAACATAAGGTTCAGCTTTTTTATATGCACAAAGTAAATTCCCAGTATCTTCGATAAGCTCTACAACATCTCCTGCAAAAACTCTTTTACCATCAGCTACAGTATCTTTAATTATTAAAAATTTTTTCATATTTAAGCTGGGGGTATTGCTACCCCCATTCCATTTCATCATTGGTTATTAAGCATTATCGTTTGAAACACAGAAACTAGCTGCATGTCTTACAGCTACGTCTACTGTTTGTAATGCAATAATTCTAATACCGCCTGAAGTTGATAATGCATATGGGTCAACAGTAATGTCTAAACCACCATACATACCAATAAGTAAGTCAGCAAAATTACCGAAGTAAAAATCACCGCTTGTTACCTGTCCACTTCTTACAACATTGTAACCATTAATTCTGCCATCAGGCTCAACTACAAATTGACCGCTTCCGCTATCTTTTGAAGTTGTTTTTAGTGAGCCATAATCAGCAGGAGTACAGATATACCCAAGATTACCAAGTAAGGCATTTTCTGTAGCTACTTCAGATTCCATAGCAACAATCTCTGCATAAGTTGGTACAGCAGCACCAAATATTGTTGTGTTGATTCCTGAAGTATTCTTAATACCTGTAGGTTGACCGCTTGAACCTGAACCAGCCAATGCACCTAAGTCAATAGCTAAAGCTAATGCTTGTGTTAAGTCATCTCTGATTAAGTTCTCTACATCTAATGAAGATTGTTGTAAAAGCAATCTCGTTGCATCTGTTCTAGCACCGATTACTTTTGGTGACATAGTCACAGAACCAGTACCAAATTCAGTATCACCAGCATCTCCACCTTCAGATGAAATCCAAGCAGCAGAACTAGCACCATCTTTCTTAGGAATTACAACATTTCCTGAAAGACCTTGCAGCATAGTTGCACCAGCAGACATTACTGAAGAAGCATTCCTTAACACATCAATAAAATCGCCACCTCTGTAATCTTCTGAAATTAGGGTTGTATCTGAACCAGCAGATAAAGTTCTGCTATTCCAATTTCTTAAGACATCAGCAGGTAACATAATACCCTGTGCATCTTTACCATATTCTCTAGCAGCAGCTTCAGAACATTCAAATTCAAATTCTGCTTCTGCTTGAGCTTTTCTATCAGCAGGATTAGCTAAAGCTCTAATAGCTTTTACTAAGCTGAATCTTTTTACTTCTTCTTTAGTCATTCCAATATCTGAATGAGTTTCTAAAGGTTCACCATTTGAAATGTTATCAAGTAGTACACCTCTAAACTCTTCTATTGAAAGACCATCACTAATTGCCTTGTGAGCTAAATCTCTTCTATTGTGTTTAGCAGCTAAATCTAAAATTTCTTTAGAATTTTTCTTAAATTCTGATCTTGCTTCTTTCACAACGTCTGATCTAACTTCATCAAGGTTAATTTCTTTTTTATTATCTTCCATGATAATCTCCTTGTTATTATTTAAGTTAGTTTTAGAACGACCAACTCCGACAAGGCGTGATTGATCAGCAGGAATTGAAACCGAACTAACTTCCATCGGTGTCCATTTTGCTCTGTAATAATCATCGCCATCTCTTGTTTCACGTTCCAATTTATCTATACGATACCCAACTGATATATTCATTCGGATACCATCCTTGACATCTTCAAACACTTCAGAAGCTAGTTGACTCTTACCGAATCTAACTACTGCAATGGTTCTTTTAGCAGTTTCATCAAGTTTGAAAGATTCAACTACACCTACTTGTTTAGACATATCATGATCTAAAAGTAAGGGTGCAGTTCCACCAGCGATAAACTCCATGTTTATGTCACCAGCTTTGTGTGAAAGAACTTCTTTACCAAAAGACCTTTCAACTGGCTCTTCAGAAGAAACTCCGACTCTGACTCTTCTATTTTCTTCATCAATATGAGAATCTCTAGTAAGATCAATAGTTCTATATTTCATAGGCATATCAATCACTTTTCTATCATTCTCTTCTTCATGCATAGAATTTTCAGCATCAATCATTTCAACTTCATCGCCATCATGTTGTACATCCTCATGTTTTGCAAATTCGACAACAACTTTATCATCTGTTTCGCTAACATTAAGGATATGTCTATCATCTTTATTATTCATAGCTTTCTCCTTGTTTTTGCTTGATAAAGGATGTGATTCAGGTAACAGATCAGTATCATGCTTCCCTGACTTGTATTTACCAGTCTTTAAGACTCGTAAAAAATTATTAACTCGTGCCATAGCCCATTGTTCTTTTGATGTGACATTAGGTCTGACACTTGAAGGATTAGTGTTATAAGCACCAATACCTCTGTTGTAAACTTTTTGTAATGTTGAGTAGCTAGTTCTTTTGGCTGGATTATCACCAACTTCTT